TGTACAATTATATTTTTGATGTAATTCTATAATAATATCTACTACGCCTTTCTTTCCTATAATATCTCCTGTGTCTGGATTCTTAGAACCTATGGTAGGAATACTGCGATGTCTTTCATATTCTAATACATATAATTCATTGTTAGCATCAATAGCTATTACAGTCATAACACTATAATCAGAATGTTTAGTATCAATATCTGTAGCAGGGTCACATCCAATAAATGTATTGACTGGTATATCATCACCATCTTTTACAATATAATTAACACCATCTTCGTTTTTAAAATATCCGTTCCAATATCTAATATGTTCTCTTCTCCATATAGCATCTTCTTCAGATTGGACTTCCATCATATATTCTTGATAGAACTTTTGAGGCATTCCACTATCAGAATAAAACTTTTTCTTTTCTTCTAATTTCTTTTTATTAAAGAAAGATGCCCATAAAGGAGTATCGTTATCTATAAATGCTTTATATGTAATTAACTTCCAAGCAAACTCTTTATTTTCTTTTTTAGCTTTCGCATGATTATTGAGAAGATTGTTAATAAAAGAATCATAGTGTACAGGAGTGCCGTTAACACGAAGGCGGCCAGTATGAGGCTCAATAGCGGGATAAATAACAGCAGTAACAAGATTAGCATTCTTATCTCTTGCTTCCTGTGTAATTGTGTTTGCTTCATGCTCGAAGTCATCGAGTACGATGAGGTCGTATCTTTTGTGTAATTTTGCTCCACCTCTGATTCCTGCGACATTGCTTTTACTAATAAGTTTACATCCATTGCTTAACTCTATATCTTCTTCTGTCCATTTTTTACCCTTTAAATTTCCAAAATAATATTTTAATCTATCGTTAAATTCTAAGTGGTGTCTAATGTAATCCATATTACCTACACTAAGTTTTTGTGTAGCAGATACCCAAGCATAGAAAAGAAAATCATCTTTACAAAAAACAAAGTCTTTTAACATAGAGGCTTTTGTGAGAACAGTTTTACCATGACCTCTAGGAATAATAATTGCACATTGTTTTACTTCTAAATCATCTATTGCATCTGCAACTTCATAATGGAAAAATGGTGTCTCACTTCGTAAAAAATCATCAGGTAAGAATAATTTACCAAAAGCTATTAAGTCTGTGTATGCAAGTTTTAGTGCTTCTTCAGCTTCACTTACATTCTGTGTGTTTATATTTGCCATCTATAATAAACTTTTATCTATGATATTTTACATTTTTTATATTGTTATTTATTTTCCACGGACCTGGATAAGGAGTTGTTGAGTAGTCAACACTAAACTCTTTTTTTAAATATGTATAAACAATTATTATTTCTTTTTTGATTTTTTCCATTGATTCCTCTTGTGTTCTAAATAATTAGCACCTTCGTATGGATTAAATATAGTAGTAATTAATCTATTATCATCATCTTCATAATAAGGGTCTATAATAGTTACAGGCGCATTAAATATATTTTTATCATCTAATCCTAATTTATCTGCATAACTATCCATTATTTTAAACGAAGCTACTTGTAATGCATGACTTATTAATCCACTAGCTGCATCTTTTAATACTTGATAACCTGATACATGAGTATGTCCACAAGTAAGTATATGGTCTTTCCATCCCATTTGAGCAGCTTTTGCTACTCCATGAGCAGTATTCCACATACTATTTCCTTTAAAAACGTGCCTAGCATTTACTCTAATTTCTTTTCCATTAGGAAAAATAAGATTTAATCTTGCTCCCCATTGTTCATACACTCCACTATGTTGCCTCATAATAAACTCTAAAGGGTCTCCATCTCCACTCCACACATCATGATTACCTGCTACTAAGTATAACCAATCTACTTGATTAACAAAGTGTTCCGTAAGTCTCCATGATTCTTTTGCAGATGTTGATTGTTGTCCGTACAATGCTTGAAGTCTTCCTATCCAATTGTTTTGAATATCTCCAAGATTACCACCAAACAATCCATCTGTTTTATTTACAAGATTACATAGACTATATATTTCTGCTAAGTTTGTACCATCGTCATCTACATGAGGGTCACCAAAGTGTAGTATACCTATAGGTCCCATTTGATTAATTTTAATGTTAATTAAATTTCTAGATTTTTTAGATGATAATTTTTGATTGTATTGTTTGTTTCTATGTGCAATAATTTCTTCTATAGGAACAAATTCTACTTTTTTTGTTTCTGCTTCAAAGGGAGACTTAACAACAATTGTTGGGTTCAGTTGTTTTTTACCACAAGCAAGGCATTGCCATCTTTGCTTTTTTTTGCCTTTTGCTTTGTATTCCCACCCATCTTTTTTTATATCTCTTGCTCCGCAATAACTACATCCTACTATATTACCATCTTCGTCTTTCTTTGACATATTATACCTCTTCTATTTTATTTGTTTCTACTAATTCTTTTTTTCGACCTGCTATCTGTACGTCTTCAGAACCAAAACCTTGAAACATTCCCACTATACCAGTTTCTATTTGTTTAACACTACTACCTGATGTCCCTACAATCTTCCCTAATTCTTTAGTAGATTGCAATATGATGTTATCATCTTCGCTATAATCAGCAAGGTGTTTTAGTTTTTCTAGTATATACTCATGGTCTATACCTAATCCCTTTGCAACGTCTAATACGGACTTTTCTATTTCTTTCATAACTCTTTCCTGTTTAAGTAATACAGCTGCTTTTTTACCAGCTTTGTTTTTTGACATTTCATTATATGCTTTTTGATATGCTTTTACTGCACCCATACCTACAACAACATTAGTAGCAAATTGTTTTTCTTTATTTGTTACCTTAGTACGTTCTTTTACTCGTTTACTTGTATCTTTTATTGTTTTACTAAATGTATACCTATTAGGATGTTGTGAAAAATCAGTATCCATTTTAACTGTGTGTCTATTTAAAAAGCTACCAACAATAGTCCTTACCCATCCATTAGCGTATTTATAGTTTTTTCTGTCGCCTGGATGATTAACATTTTTACTTACTTTTAATAATTGAACAATTCTACCATCATCAGACTTTACCCAGTCTCCTTGATTACCAGTCCTCCAATCATCGTGTAATTCTTCACTAGGGCAATTTTTTTTAAATTCCTCATATGTATCATATACATAGTGAGGCACTCCTTTAATCGTTTGAGTCTCCAAAGATATCTCCTATATTTACTTGATGTCCACTTTTTTCTAATCTTTCAACTAGTCTATCTATTAAGTCATTTACCTCTTCAGGTATCATAAATACTTTATCGTTTATTTCTATGGGGTAATAAGATTGAGACATTGTACGAAGAATGTCTTCTTGCTCATCTAAGGTTAGTTTACTTAATTCTTTGTATTCTTGAGCCATTATTTTTCATCTTTCTACTACACATTATATTAATCCTTTACCCAACCACCGCCCAGAATCTAATACATAAGTCAAACCAAAGTCAAGCGATGACCAAGTTGTTACCCAAGAAAATTATAGGATTTTGATAAAGACCCTTATTTACTATACCACCCCCCTATCGTGGGGTTTTCCATTTAGGAATTTTCGTTATTTTCTATTTTTATTTATTAATTAATTTATGAATAATATAAGGAGAATATCATGTCTTTTATAAAGAATGAAACTAATGAGACACCTAATGTGTCTAAAGAAGAGAACAATGTTGATGATGCAGTATCTGATATATTGTATATGTCGCCAGATATTTTCATGGCTCAAGCTACACTAGAGTTGATGAATTTACCATTAGCTACTAAGCGTAGAAGAGGTAAGGAACTTGCGATTGATGCTAGGAATATAGCAGCTTGTCAAGCTGATGATAGATACGCTTCTCGTAAGTGGTCTAAGGTATCATGGAATCTTAGTACTTTAAGATAGTAGGATGGGAGTGAATTATAGTAGCTCCCACAACCTATTTTTTTTATTTATTGTATGTTATTATTATTATTTATGTATATATGTGTATAATGTAGATATGTAAGTAATATGTGCGTATACAAGCAATTAGACGTACTGGTGACGTAAGTAGTTCATTACTATATATGT